GAGGGAGATGTCACGGAGATCAAGAGGGAATCGAAGTTGAGCCACGACCATTACCACGACCTATCCGAACGCGTAGTTATTGCCGAGCAACAGGTCGCTGGCTTAGAGAAATTCAAAGACCGCACCATCTCCATTCTCCTGAAGGTGGTTGTCCCTGTAGCAGGCGGCGGCGGTATCATAGCCGCACTCGTTGAAGGTCTGCGGTAATCCCCCTCATTTATCCCCACAACGCTCTCAGGCTTCGTTTTAGGCGGGTCTGGGCAGTTTCCTATACCATCCTACTACAACACCAACAAACACCCCTATTTAATCCACTGAGCTAACTTCACATTTTGTTGTATTCCTGTTGTATTGTAAATAATTTAGCAAAGGCTTGACATGGCTATATTGGCTAGACTATACTAAAGGTGCAATGAGAAACACAGAAGGGGAAAAGAAGACTTACAGGAAATGCCAGTGTGGTTACAAGTGGCTTTCCCACATAAGAGTCTGTGGCAACTGCAAGAGGGATCTTCGGAGATATGGCACAGTCATAAGTGAGACAGAGTATAGGGAGCATCGAGAGGGAGGAACGCAATGAAGTGGGGTATATACAGCCACAAGGTGGAATACATCGTGGAGAGCGGCTTTCGCACCAAGAAGGCTGCCCAAACGAGGTGCGATGTTTATCGAGATACTGACGAGCGGTACTTGGGCGGCCTGCACCACTACGAGGTACGGAAAATAGAGAACGCTAGAAGGAGGGAACGAAATGAAAACCAAGAGCGGAAGCAAGGTAGAGGAAGATCAGTTCGGGCCTAGAGTGCGGTTCAATTGGGGTTATCATGATGCAATGTCCTAATTGCGGCAGTCCCCGGCTCCACAAGGCAGGCTTCGCCTGGAGTGGCCGGACCAAGCGGCAGTGTTGGCGATGTCAGGATTGCGGAACAAGAACGATGAAGCCAGAGAAGGGGGCAACCAATGGGACTCAGACTACCTCAAAGTGATATTGATTACCTAACTCAGCAACTCGTAGAATCCTCCCGCTGGCCGTATGAGCCAGAGTATGCCGAGGCTCTGGTGAGGCAGATAGCGGGGTTCCAATGGGATCACATCCTAGAGCAGCTTGAGGCCATCAAAGACCTGCCGATGGAGTGCTATTCTCGGCCAGGCGGGAGCGGTTGTGAGTTGCGGAACCTTATAGAGGATATGAAGGGGGAATGATGAACCAAAGAGACAGGAAAGAATGGCTAGATGATAGGCAGATGGCACGGAGAGAAATGGATCGCAAGCTAGCCGCCTTCCCTGCACTGGTGGAGGCGCTAAAAGACTCAGAGTATGCGCTAAGGATAGCAATTAAATATCTCCATCATGCTGATGAGATAGGGATAGCAGTCAAGGCTAGGGAAAGCATCGATGCCGCTCTCGCAGTGGTAAAGGGGGAATGAATGACCGAACCGCAGGAGTGGCACATGATCGGCGAGTACGCCGGGTACGAGATCCAGCAGTTAGGCGATGGCAACGAGAGACGGCTACTGGACCAGGAGACAGGCCGAGTTATTAAGTACGAGATGGAGGGGAAATGAGCGAAATCTATACGGGAATCCTGAACAAGTGCGAGGTGGCACATACCGCACAGGAGAAGGGTGGGAAAGAATACCGCCAGATCACGGTTGACAAGGAATACTTCAGCCTGTTCAAGTCCGAAGAAATAGCTTGTGCTGATGAGATTATTCTTGGTACGAGGGTCAATGTCCAATACGTCAGAAAGGGGAACTACAAGAACGCTGAGGGGATAGAGGTTGCAGCCAGTGCGCCTACAAGCCCTCCGGCCAGCGTGGCAAGGGAGCCATCCACCAATGCCAGCATTGAGAATCAGGTTTGCTTAAAGTGCGCCGTTGAGGTGGAGATAGCGGTGGGGGTTGTCTCAGCACAGAAGGTTCTTAATACGGCTTCCCTCTTTCAGTTGTGGATTCAAGGCCGAATTGTAACGCCACAACAGATAGAACCAGCCATGCCTAAACCCGACACAAACCCGACAACCACACAAGCCGGCAAGCCGTCAAAACCCGACTTTGAGCTGTTCTGGACCACCATGTCAAACGAGGGCATAGACAAGGGGAAGTTGGCACGGATACTCAGCCAGGTTGAAGGATCGCCGGTCAAAGACCTCCAGGAATACCTCAAGACCCACACACTTGACCAGGTTTATAAGACCGTCTCGACATGGCTGGATGCACAGGCAGCAGTAGGCGACAAACAAGCCGAGTTCCAGGATGATGTTCCGTTCTAAAATGGCCGTTCTAGGAGGTGACGGAATGAGATTAACTAAGAAGAAGGCTATTGAAATCTCCATTGAACTATGGACATGGCTAGCAGAGACAGGGGCGAGAGGCAAGGAGAGTTGGCCAGGATGGGATAGATTACCAGAAATGACATACGATTGCCCATTCTGCCAATATGCCAAACGTCATTACCACCCAAATGATAACTGCAAGCGATGTCCTTACTTTAAGGTTTTTGGTGATTGCTGCGCTGATGATTCGCCCTTTATTCTTTGGGTTGTAGTAGAACACCCAGACGACTCAGAGGACCGCAAGGTCCACGCCGCCGCTTTCCTTGAACAACTAAGGCGGTTGGAGGCAATGAAATGAGTGAGTTTGAATATAACGAGTATGGCAGATGTATTCGTATGGATGGGCGCACAGATCGAGAGTGGGCAGCCATAGAAAGGCAGGACGAAGTGGACAGGGACTTAAAGTATCAAGCTCAGGAGATGGCGGACAAGATGGCTCACGATGCCCATGATTGCGGATACGACGACCTGGACAGCGAGTCTCAGACAGCCTTGTATTCGGAGTGCTACGACATCATATACGAGAACTGGATTGAGGCGTGCGAGCGCAGAGTAGAGATGAGTCATGGCCGATAGTGGACTCCTGGTCACCCTGCACCCCAATATGCTGATAGAGGACTCTACTGCCATTCGGGATGCCATAGGTCGCCTCAAGGGTGTCGTCAGTGTTGACCCACTCCCAGAGGACATGGCAATGCTGATGGCACGGCGGCAGGTCAAGCAGGAATTCTCACGCCTGCTGTGGAAGCAGTCGCTAGGCCAGGTATTGCAGATTCTCCGTGGATGGGACGGACAGGTAGAACATAAGGAGGTAACCAATGGCCTATAAGAGGGTATTCCGGGGAACCGAGAAGGACAAGCGGTGGGGTGTGGTCTGGGATAGCGGAGTGCTGCGGGTGTACTACGGACGGCGGCATTTCTATCTGAAGGTGCGGTAATGAACAGACAGAACGCACTCCTCTACCTCATGCGGCGGATAGCCACCTGTAACCACCTGTTGGCCACGAGGCCGCTCTGCATGACGGACTGGGACATTCACGAGGACTGGATATGGAACTCCGTTGATATGGGGATGCGGTATTACTGCTTCTATTGGGAGAAGAATTAAGGAGGGGAACATGACCCGATACCACACCGCCTGGAACCTGGACTCCCTGATTGATGTGAACCCGGACAAGGGCTGCGATTGGTGGCCTAGCTGCCTGAGTTGCCCATATCCCGCCTGCCGCCATGATCTCAATGCCTATCAGTCTGCACGGATGCACAAGGCGGTTGTAGCGTCACAACAGGTGGAGGTGATGGTATAATGCGCATATTCATCGCGGGCAAGTATGGCAGCCACGAGCTGCCCAGTGATGTCCGTCTGTCCAATGTCCACAAGGCTATAGATGCAGCCCGGGAACTAATCAAACTGGGGCATAGTCCTTTCTGCCCCCATCTATCTCATTTCGTTCATGAGGATTGGGGATGGGAAGGCTCGACCCCTGAGTGCTGGTATAAGATCGACAACGAATGGCTATCATGTGCCGATGCCGTGCTCATGCTGGACAACTGGCAGGATAGCCCAGGAGCTATGGCGGAGTTGGCTCTAGCTATAAGGCTATTCAAACCTGTGTATCTATCAATCCAAGAGGTGCCGAATGCTACCTAAGCCCTACTATGAGGACGAGGCGGTCACCATATTCCACGCTGATTGCCGTGACATCCTGCCCTTGCTGCCGAAGGTGGACTTGGTGGTTAGTTCGCCACCATATAACAGCGGGGGAAAGACTTTGGGATACCAACCTAATAGTACGGTCGGGCAATGTTATTATGGGCTGTATGATGATGCACTTTCTAGTAAGGAATACGCTCAATTTATTTTGGGGGCTATGGGACGCTTGATTTCCCTATCACGATATGTATGCTGGAATATGCAATATCTTACAAATACAAAGGAAACCATTATTGAGATGCTTGCCCAATATAGCGCAAATTTGAAGGATATTTTTGTTTGGCAAAAACAAGCCCAATGTCCCATAGCCCCCATTAGAATGGCTACAGGGTACGAGTTTGTCTTTATCTTTGGAGAGGATGGCACTAGGAATTTTGAGCACATCAACTTTCCGAATAACGGATATGTACCAAACATTCAAACTTGGCACAAAAGTGAGTCATTCAAGGAGCACCATGCCACTTTCCCTATTCAATTACCCAAATACTTTATTCAACATTTCTCTTTGCCACTAGAGACCATCCTCGACCCCTTCATGGGTAGTGGCACGACGCTCAGGGCAGCCAAGGACTTAGGGAGAAAAGCCATCGGCATTGAGATCGAGGAGCGGTACTGTGAAATCGCCGCCAAGCGCATGAGCCAGTCTGTCATGGAGTTGAACGTATGAATCATTATGAGATCACAGAACGTGATGTCAAGTCCCAAACAAAATCATATCTTGACCTCAAGGGTATAGACCACTTCCACATCCTACAGGGGCTTGGCTGCTACCCTGGGATACCTGACCGCATCATGCTCTATCAGGGCAAGACCTGGATGCTGGAGATTAAGAAACCGAAGGGCAAGCTGTCCCCCAAACAGATAGATTTCCAGGCCATGTGCGAGCGGAACGGAGTACCGTATGTGGTTGTACGCAGTATAGAGGACTTGATGGAGGTGATTGATGGCTGACCTGCTCCAAGGGAGGTGTCTGGTGTCTGAGATGACGCATTTGTCGTTATTCTCAGGCATTTGACCGGCGGCATAGACCTAGCAGCAGAGGCAGCAGGATTCAAGACAATATGCTTCTGCGAGATCGACTCATACTGCCAAAAGGTGCTACGGAAGCACTGGCCTGATGTACCAATAGTGGAGGATATACGAGATGTCACAAGGGAAAAGATTATGGCCTACGCCGAAGGCAGGGAACCCAGGAAGCCGACCGAACAAGAAGGGGGGCAAGATTCTAGCAGAGGAAGCCAAGAAGTCATTGGCAGAGATAGAGGAGACACAGCAACCGTCCCCCCAATTACCCTTGTTACCGGCGGAGTCCCGTGCCAGCCTGCAAGTGTTGCCGGGAAGCGAAGAGGCACAGAGGACGACCGTTGGTTCTGGCCGGAGGCTATCAGAATACTATCTGAAGTCAAGCCCACTTGGGCCGTGTTTGAAAACCCTACTGGAATCCTTACTCTTGAAGGTGGAGTGGTCTTCGACAATCTGTTATCTCAAATGGAGGCTGAAGGATACGAAGTCCAGTCGATATGTATACCAGCTTGTGCCGTCAACGCCCCGCACAGACGGGATAGAGTATTCATTGTGGCCTACGCCACTAGGCTTCTCAGACAATCCAGCGGCTCACGGCAAAGAGAACGGCAACTGGCAAACCAAGATGAAGCAGGCATGGTGGCCGACACCGAAGACACCGACCGGCGGAGGACAAGTCGAAAGGACGACATCCGGAGGGGGAATAAGGAAACTGGAAGATGCAGTATCAGCGGATGTGGGATACAACACTGGGCAACTGAACCCGACGTGGGTAGAGTGGCTCATGGGATTCCCTCTAGGGTGGACAGACTTAGATGCTTAGGAAACGCCGTAGTGCCGGCGCAAATCTATCCGGTTCTCCGAGCAATAGCGGATATCGAGGGGATTGACAATACTGTAAGAATAGAGTAAACTTTTATCATGGACTTGACTATCAGGACAGAAGATTTAATAACTTGCGAGCAGGCAGCAAATCTACTGGGTGTCTCCCGCCCTACGGTCTACAACCTCATTATACGCCACAACCTGCATCCTGTTATGATCGCCAGGAACCGGTATCTCCTGAAGACTGAGGTGGAGGCTCTAGCTGTGAGGTTGAAAGCAGATGGCTAAAGGCCGGATGCTCAATAAGAAGATCAGCCTTGACGATGCGGTGAATCGTCTATCCTGCGACACAGCCCGGCTCCTGTACACCTGGATCATTTCCCATTTAGACCAACATGGATGCTTCTATGGTGATGCAAATGTTGTTAAAAATCTAATTTTTCCGCTCCGAAATGACATCAAATCGCGAAAAGTTGAACAGTTTTTACAAGAAATGGAGAGTGAATCACTCATCCAACGCTATGAAGTCAAAAAAACACGTTACATTTTCTGCCAAAACTTCACTAAAAACCAAGTCGGGCTACGTCCTGACCGTGAAGCTGAGTCGGATATTCCTAGATACAACGGCAATAAACCAGAATCGGTAATTACTCCCGATTTACTCCGTCAAAATGACGGAAACACTCCGCCTGAACAGAATAGAAGTATAAAGGAACAGAAGGTAATGACGGAAACACTCCGTCAAAAGAGAAGAGAAGAGAACCACCCTCCACTAGATGCTCCAGGGTGGTTGCTTACTATCTTTGAGTTTAAGGGCTTTTATTGTGACCTAGTTTGGGTTAAGCGGATAGAGACTGACTTCCCAGATATCGACCTCGTGGAATCGGCAAAGGACTTCACGGATTACTGGTCTGAGCGGCAAAAGGGAATCACGTCTGTAAAGCTGGCGTGGCGCAACTGGCTCAAGAAGGCGCGGGAATTGGGCAAATGCTTAAATCCAACTGAAACCCCTTATACAGGACACTGATATGACAGATAACCAACTCCCCCATTCGATTGAGGCGGAAAATGCCGTAATAGCCTCGTGCCTCATTGACCCGGACGCCTACGCTGTGGTCCGTGCCATCCTAGAGCCGGCCGATTTCCACACGGATAATGCTCGCCTATCCTTTGAGGCTATGGGCAAGTGCTACCCTGGGATTGATAGCCTGACAGTATTCGATGCTGCCGGCGGCCAGGTAGATGCCCTCTGGCTCAAGCACATAGAGGCCAACATCCCAACCTCTGTCCATGCAGAACACTACGCCCGCATCGTGGCAGAGAAGGCGTTTCAGAGGCGGCTCATTGATGCCGGTGGGCAGATAGCGGCAGAAGCTTATAGTAACGGTAGTGCCAGCGCCGACCTGTTCGCCAGGGCTCAGGAAATCCTATACCAGACCGAGCCACAGAGTGCGGGAGACATCATAGACGCCAAGGGGCAGGCTGAGCGGATGCTGACTATGGTAGATCGGCGTCGTGATACCAAGCAGAGCGGTGGGCTACCCTTCGGCTATATTGATCTGGACCGACTGACGGGCGGTATGTACCCCGGCAACCTCGTGGTGGTTGGCTCCCGCCCCGGTATGGGCAAGTCTCAGATATTGGCTGAGACCGACTGCTACCTCAGGGGATTCGGGAAGGGTGTCATGGTTGCCTCAGCGGAAATGACCCTGGACGAGTGGAACGAAAGGGAGATCGCCATAGCGACAGGTATATCCGTCAGGCAGCAGAGGGAAGGCGGCTTGACCGACGAACAACACATGGCGATAGGCAGACTGGTAGACATCATAAGTCGGCAGACACACTACTGGCTAGAGGAGCCGGTGACCATCAATCGCATAGTCAACAAGGCCAGGGTGCTACAGCGGACGGTGGGGATTGATATTCTACTGGTAGACTACCTGCAACTCCTGGCCGACACTGTGCCGAAGGGATTTGGTGACTCGGTGCGGGAACGGGTTGGCTATATCAGCCGAACCCTCAAGCGGCTGGCGAAGGAGTTGGAGATCCCCATATTCGCAGCCGTGCAGCTTAATAGGGAGATAGAGGCTAGGCCGGATAAGCGGCCACGCATGGCGGATATCAAGGAGTGTGGGGATATAGAGCAGGATGCGGACGTTGTCATCCTGTTGCATAGGCCGTCAATGTATAAGCCGGACGACCAGCCTAACGTGACACATCTCTACGTGCCGAAGGTCAGGCAGATCGGTGTCGTGGAGCGGATTAGCTTATTCTGGCAGGCAGAGCGATGCCGCCACTTCGACATGATCGGGAATAAGGAGGGAAAATAATGGAGGAGAAATATAAGGATACATCGCTTGGCGATTTCATAGCTGAGCAATTCCAGCCTGCTGAGTGTGAGTATAAAAAGAGGAAGATAGCAGAGATAATCTGCCCAGTTACAGGACTCTGCCCAGGGGAAACCTGTTTCTATCACCATACCTACTGCCCTTACTATATGGCAGACTCTATCCTGTCCATGCTCTCGGAGGATAAACAGCCCACCCCCCCTGTTGAGGTTAGCGGGATGCTGAGTCCTGAGCAGATAAAGGCACTCAGACAGGGAATAGCGCAAGTGCTATGGGAAGCCGACAGGAGTGATGCCCCGCAGACGCAAGTTCCTTTTATTCCTCAGTTAGGATTAGGCATGCCGATCAATACTATACACTATGGATTCCTGGCCGATAGGGTTATTGAATTTTTACAAGGCCAGTGAGTCACCATCACCGTAAGGAGGAGAGATGCTGAGTGATGACGAGATACGGAAAATCAAAGCAAGGTTAGTAGCTCCTAGTCATATCCAAGGCGATGAGGGGTATATCAAACGACTAGCGGCTACCATTCCAGTGTGTGAAGAAGATACTGCCATCGCCCAAGCCCAAGAGCGAGCCACCCGGGAGAAGATAGCGGAGTGGCTGGAGAGGAAAGCTGAGGGATTTAGAAGTTTTCCGCTATTGACAAACCATATCCAGTCAGATTTGTGCGAAGACCTAGCCGCTGAACTACGGAAGGAGGCCACCAATGACTAGCGACTCACAACCACCTGAATCCGATACACAAGCGGGTTTGAGGGTCACAGATGAAACACTAAACCGCCAGCCCCATGAGGGTATTTCTGTCGGGATTCAGGACATATTGGGATAACGTGGGCATGATCTGGACACAAATAGTGTCCGATCGAGCACAAGGAGTGTACGATGTTTGAGGAACAGATGAGGGAAGGGTACGAGGTGGTAGCTGTAGAAACTGAGGCTATACAAACTAAGCTCCATATAGAACAACTAGCCCAGCGCATGAAGGGTGACGCCGTGATGGTGGGGGCGCTCCTACTCAAAGCCCGTAATAACTGCCACTGGTCAACACTGGGGTATGAATCCTTTAAGGGCTATGTGGAGGACTTAGATTTCCCCGTATCCGCCTCCTACTCCTGGGCAACCCGCCTAATGGGTGTGGCTCAGATGGTAGCCGACCAGTTATTAACCGCTCAGGACGTTGACGAGATGGGCGTGTCTAAGGCTATCCGGTTACTACCCGCAGCCAATAGGGGAGAAGATATTACCGAATGGATAGTGGAGGCGAAAGTGCTGAGCGAGCGGGACTTGAGGTTGAAGATGGCGGGGAAGGATGACCCTGAAATACCTACGGGGCGCACAATAACCTGCTGGAATTGTGGCGCTACAATTATGGTTGGAGGGAAGCATGAAGGCTCTTAGTATCAAGCAACCGTGGGCATGGCTGATTGTTGCACATCAACCAAGAAACAGGTATAATACTATTGGAGGTGTGTTATGCCTGAACTGGGTGAGATTTGCAAAGCAAAGGATGTTGGATATAAAGGCTGGGCTCGGTATATGTGGCATGCCTGTGAAATGTGTGGGAAGGCTAGGTGGGTACAGTACAATCAGCTACTTGCAGGGCGGCATAAACTATGCTTTCAGTGTGCCAATACGATCCGAGTTCCACGGGGGGATAAAAGCCCAAATTGGAAAGGTGGCCAGCACATTGATACAAGGGGGTATTGTCACATTCTTCTCAGCAAAGATGATTTCTATTTCCCGATGGCAGCCAAGTCGGGTTATGTTCTTGAGCATCGCCTTGTCATGGCAAAGGTTTTGGGGCGTTGTCTACAGCTATGGGAAATCGTGCATCATAAGAATGGGATCAAGGGAGATAATCGCCCTGAAAACCTTGAACTTATGGTGGGGCGTCAGCATTCGATTGACCATAATGAGGGTTACAGAAATGGTTTCAAGAAGGGATTCATAGATGGAAGATCGGCAAAGATTAGGCAACTTGAAGCAAAGGTTAGTCAACTCGAAGCCCAAATATGCGCTTTCAATTAGGCAGCCCTGGAGTTTTTTGATAGTCAACGGATACAAGGACGTCGAGAACCGAAGCAGGCGCACCAACTTCAGGGGTAGGATATACGTTCATGCTGGTGTCTCTCTATCGGAGATTAAGAAGAAGACGGCGGTCTATATCATGCGGCGGTTAAGTGGTAGACAGGCTGATCACTTCATGATTGTCTATCATCAATTGACTCTTATGGCCATTATTGGCGAAGTGGACATTGTGGATTGTTGCTGGGAACACACATATGAGTCATCTTGGGCAGAGAATCATATGTGGCAGTGGAAATTATCTAATCCAATAGCCTACGATAAGCCGATTCCGTATAAGGGCAGGCTAGGATTCTTTGAGGTAGAGATGCCGTTATGATTTCTCCCCGAACCCGCCAATACGTCTTTGACAGAGCAGGTGGTATGTGTGAATACCACAAGCCTGACGGTAGCCGATGCTGCGCTCCCGCCCAAGAGATCCAGCACGTTATACCGAAGGGGCGGGGCGGCACAGACGATGTAGATAATTTGGCCGCCAGTTGCGTGAACTGCCACCATTCCGTGATAGTAGATGGGAGAGCGTATATGGGGCATAGGATTTGGGAGGTGAAATGATGTGGAGACCTGAAGGATGGGTAACAAAGAAGCCAGTAAATTATGTTTTACATTGTTTTGCACCAGAAGAATGTAGTGCGTCCTTCTATGAAGCTGGTGCGGATGCCATGCTGAAGTGTATCCGCAATAGGTTTGAGCAACACCTTAATTGGTTGGATAGTCGGCGAGAGCATGCTTCTGCCAAGGCATTGACGTATCTACTTGATTCAATAGCTGATCCTGATGAGGAGGGATAAATGGAAGGCCAGGTACACTTCATAATCGGAGCAGGACTGGGAGGGATAGCACTAGCATCCTCATCTGATCCGAACTATACCGCCGCTGCCATCATGGGTGCTATGACACACCCTGTTCTGGACGATGCCAATGTCGGGAAGTACGGGGTTTATCACGGACTAGGTGAAGGGGCTTCGAAGGTGTGGCTGTTTATCTTCTACAGCTTGGCCATCTTCGCAGGAGCGTGGCTAACCTGGCATCACCCTGGAGTCGGAATGTGCGGACTGATAGCATGGCTGAGTTACGACCACGCCTGGGGAGTCCGATGGGCACAGAAGCGGTTAGGGAAGCGGGCCACGTATCCGTCCCTGCACGGGAAGTTTATGTTTCCCGATTGGATGCAGACACGATGGGGGCTGATTCCTAGGTGTGTATTCTTGGGGTTATTTGTTTGGATGGTGATGTTATAATAGGAGGTGAAACATGGAACACTGCCAACACCACTGGGACATAGAGGGAACCAATCTACCGGTAGCCCGTGCCGTATGCCTTAATTGTGGCGTTACAACCGAGTTCCGAAACACCCTGACATTCGAGCAGGATGAGGCAATGCAGACTAAGCGAAGGGTTACAAAGGCAAAGGCACAAACGGATGTGTAAGAATGGAAGCAAATAGAGAAATAGTCTACTATCTCAGCCAGTTAGATACCGACTTTAAGTGGCTTGAATTGTACTATCTATCCGATCTCCACTATGGTAACCCATTCTGTGACGCAAAGCGGTGGCTACGAGGGCTTGATTATATTAGAGATACAGCCCAGGCTCATGTTGTATTAACTGGTGACCTATGTGAGAGTAGCCTACGAACATCGAAGGGGGAGATTTATAAGCAGGTTGGGACACCCCAGGACCAGAGGGATTGGAATATCGAGAAGCTATATCCTATCCGGCACAAGATACTCGGTATGTGCAGTGGCAACCACGAGGATCGCATATTCAACGAGGTTGGTATTGACATCACCAAGGACATAGCCGAAGCGCTCGGCGTTCCCTACGACCCTGATGGTATGTATCTCAAGGTCTCGTTTGGTGACAGAAATAACTGGACTCAGGGGAGACCGTTTGTCTACTACTCTGATTCATCACACGGATATGGGGGAGCACGCACTAAGGCGGCGAAGGCAGTCAAGGTAGAACGCCAGAGCACATGGCTCCATGCGGATATAACAACGATGAGTCACGATCACGTTGTTAATGCTGCCCCGGACATATTTCTAATGCCTGATAATAGAACCACCCCTCAGAGAAAGGATGGCAAACTGACAGGATTCCGGACAGGCAAGGTGGTCGCCCATCGGAAATCACTGGTTAAGACCAATGCCTTCCTGAAGTGGGGCGGATATGCCAGGAAGGGTGGCTTCCCACCGAGCGACCTAATAACCCCTATCATCTGGCTAGGCGGAGAGGAAAAACCCTGGCCTGGTCCTAAGTCGCCATCTATGGAACTACGGAAAGAGGTAAGGGTGGTGGTATGAAGCAGTGGGAGATGGATATGCGTGCCGAGATCGGTAAGTCTCTCAAGCCGTTTGGTATGTACGGCATGAAGGACTTGATACCCGGAGCCACCAAGGAACTGATCAGGACTGCCAGAAAATACAGCCCCCACCTACTCAGGGAGAGGGCAAAGGAAAACGGGAGTGACGCTCAAATTTGTGAGCACTGCCACCAATTATTGAGTGATGCGATGAGGGAGGAATAATGGACGACGAACTAAGGAAAGTTGTATCAAAGGCGCTGTGTGGGATGTCTCCCAGTGAGAAGGTTTGTGAGGGCTGTGAGTTCTGGCATGACGGGCAGTGCGCCGACCCACAGGTTAAGAAACTTCTGACCGCTATCCGTAAGCTAGGTTATGTGAAGAAGGAGGCATAATGTGTTTCTGTGGCTGGTGCGGCGGCCTATGCGCCATAGCCCTACTGGGAATCCCCTGGATTATTATGTGGATTAAGAGAAGGAGGAATGGATGGATAAATCGACGAAGGCGATAGCGGACACACTGGGCTCAATTAAGAATCGCTGCCTGATAGCCGAGATAGTTATTGAGCGCAATGAGATATTACTGCTCCCGACTCTGTTGGAGGATATTTTTGAAAATGCGCAATGGCTCGTGGATGAGTTCTGTGTTAAGACTATTTCACCAGACGGCGAAACCCTTTAATAGCGTGAAACCTAATTAAAGTATGGTATGGTAAGATGCTGAGTATACCCCAGGGCTTCACCAGATGCGTTTTTAGGGGGGTTCAGGGGTTTTCTGGTACGATGGTATATCGGGATGAAATAGAGGGTAGAATTATGGAATGTGACACTTACGTTTACACTTGGCACGGACTAGCTGATGCAATGTCTAACTATTTCCGTCTCCTGATAGAGGAACGGACAGGGGAGACATCGGGAACAGGAGAGTTTTCAGGGAATGCCCGCTTTGTGAATGGGGCAATAATCAAGGCTGATATTGACCGGGCAATAGACAGTATCGCCCCTCATAAGGGCTGGCTGAAATTATCATTGGCTACGGATTGGGACTATTTAGTTAGAGGTTTACATCCGATACAGAGGGCGGTAATTGACCATTTCATCCTGGGCGGATCTATATCCCTCGATGCGATTATAGGGATGAAGCAGATGTTGGAGTTTCTGAATTGTGACGCTACAACTGATGAGGAGACAACCAATGAGTGAGATAAAACTACAAAACGAGTTTGAATTCTTAGGCGATATCCCCAAGACCAGCTTGAATCTCAGGGATAAATATACCGAGCCGCCATTCAGTGTTCTTGATTCCCACCAAGGATCGTGGCAAAACAGGAAACAAGCATGGAAATCGTTAGGGATAGAAGGAGAGATAGGCCGAAAATCAGAGTTGTGCCTAGCTCAATCAATGAATAAGTATGATTATCGCCAAAGCTATACTGGCACATCTGGATTTGACGAAGTGTTAGCCGAGTTGATGTGCCGATGGTTCTGCCCAGAAGGAGGCTGTATCCTTGACCCATTTGCAGGTGGCCCTGTTCGCGGTATTGTGGCACACTACTTAGGCTATCACTATGACGGCATAGAGCTAAGGCAGGAGCAGGTAGATAGTAATCAGGAACAAGCCCTAGATATACTCCCGCTAGACAACCAGCCTCAGTGGTATGTGGGAGATAGTAACAAGGTGCTTGACAACAAGTGGCTGCACAAGTTTGACTTCATACTCTCGTGCCCGCCCTATGCTAATCTAGAGATATACTCCGATCTTATTGATGATATTTCCAATATGGAATATCCGCAATTCCTTGAGATATACCGTAGTATAATACGGAAGTCATTGGCATTGCTTGGGCTTGGTAGTTTTGCCTGCTTTGTAGTAGGGGAGATAAGGGACAAACAAGGCTATTACTATGACTTCGTAGGGGATACAAAGAGAGCCTTTATTGATAATGGGGCAAGGTTATACAACGATTGTGTATACCTAGAGAATGGACTTAATACTGCTGCTATGCGAGCCTCTAAGCAATTTGAAGCTAGCAAGAAGCTAGTTAAGATTCATCAGAATGTGTTGGTATTTAAGAAGGTAGCATGAATCACCTTGACACTCATGCTATAATATAGATGGGTTGAGTATTACTACACCCTAATTTTATTATGCCAAGAAAGAAATTACCTGACGAATCTGAGGAAAAGCGCCGCTTTCTGGATTACTATTCAGAGGGAAAGACCTCGATAAAGGCGGCGACTCAGGCTATTGGTATACCATTTTCCCGTGTCTACCGCTGGAAGAAACAAGATCCCACCTTCATGGATGAGCTGGAATCTATAGAGCAGATGTTTGCCGATGAGGTTTTATTCCAACTCCGCCTAGCCGCAGCAAGCATCACCAATAAAGCATCTGTAACCGCAGCTATATTCCTGACCAAGGGCAAACGCCCCGAATACAAGGACCGCACCAATACCGTGAAGGTGAGCGGTGAGCTATCGCTGAAGGATAAGTGCAAAGGGGGGAAATGAGGGAATCAGGGAATATAATTGATCTCACATGGAATCCCGATATCACACTACCAATACTCGGAAAGTCGATTACTGTTGCGTATCCTGGTAGAGCGTCAATCACAGGGAGTATAGAAGAGGTATCATATTCGATTGACGAGGAGGGCTATGTTATTTGCAATATGAGGGTCAAGCCTAACTAGTTGTAGCGTTACAACTGAGGGGGAATTGTGATCTCCGATATCTGCCCGATACTGACAGTCGGCAGGGTAAACTCCCCGGTACAGTGCATCCGAGAGAACTGCGCCTGGTACAAGAAGGGATGCCCACGGCACAAGGCTCAGAAGAAGGCAAAGAAATGAGTTGTAACACTGCAATTACGAAACTCAAATCCCTATTCAAACACTCCCCCACAGAGAGAACCTTTCGTTGCACAAACCCCAATTGCAGAGGCCCAAACGTACACACCAACTCCAAAGCCCATATCATAGTCTGTCAGGAATGTGGTTACCCAATGAGTCAGATAGTATGAGTAGTTTAGTAAAGCAGCCCTGGGAGATGACGCGGAGAGAGTGGCGCGAATATGCGTCATCTCTATCAATGCCTGGGCGGAGAATGAGCACTATCTACGAGGATGACCAATTTCACGAGGATTGGATACGGGCAAGATTGCGTGAAGGTAAACCCGTTCCCACTAAGGTGATAGCCGAATATCCTGAGTTGAAGACAGAGACTAATGCGGTATAGCAGGGAGATCGGATGGATAGGAAGCAATACGGGGCAGCAGGAATGTGGAATTTTGTGGATGGGGGAATAGTAGTATGTGCAATGATTGGTTAACTAATGCACCCTACTGGAGCTGGCACACTATTGATGAGAAAGAGGTATCTGCGGTAGTGGATACTCAGGGAAGTGCGGTTGGGTAGATAGGAGGGAACTATGTTGAATGGTGATCGATTCTTGATTGGCGTAGGTATTATAGTGGCAATCGTTGGTTGTGCCCTTGGGAGCTTCTCGATTGGGCTAGCGGCATTAGGGCCGTTACTATTAGTTGCCATGGGTGTATTTGATCGTCGGAGAAGTATTAGATGATTAGGATAGCGGGAACCTGGGAAAATGAGGCTGGGTGTAGCAACGCCCTTCCTGTCCGGCCCGAAAAAAGGGGCAGTCGGAGATACACGTTACTGTGTAAGAATGCGGCAATCGACTTCCGCATTGGTGAGGTTTAGCTACGGAATAACTGAGTCTAATAGTTATTATACTCAGTCTAGGCACGGATCAGGGGGTAGGGGTTGGATCTTCTAACGGTACTTAAGGGAGGTCAGGGGGGAAGGGTCGGTACATGTATATCAAAACTAAAAGGATAGGAGGGGGTGATTATGAATCCACCGAATATCAAAGGATGCCGAGGTGTCAAGTGTCCGTATCTGACTCGTTGCACGGATGCGGGTAGTCTATGTAGTGGGTGTGCCAATAACACAGGTAGGCGGTCTTATTACCGGGAAGACCCAATAGATTATATTCCCTACGTCCCCTATGTTCCGTATCAGCCTTATTGGGTTGATCCGTGGGGGGCTCCGTGGAAAGTAACCTGCGGGGATTCCAGTAATATCGAGTGTACTAGCTACTACAGGGCTGGGGATTCGATGTGAACTTTACATTATCACTCTCCAGGCACTGCATGATGGCCTCCGCCCTGGTGATAAATCCAAGGCGGCATATGGGACAGATTAGGCACGGATCGAGGCTAATTCTTGAGGGCGGATATGTCCTACGGGAGCCATAACAAGATATATTGGTGAATTCTAGTGGCTGGTGAGGGTCGCCCTGTCTCCTAGGAATGGCGGTGCGAGGTCGAGGGTGGGTATGATCAGAGTAACCGGCTCCTAGGTTCACCGATACAGGAGGGTGTATGACGATCTGGAAACTCAGGCTAGCGGTACTCCTGGGCTGGAACGATACCGATAGCGGATGGCGGATGCGGGAGACTCAAGGGCAGGTTACCTATTATTGGGAGGTAGGATGGATGAGGAATTGAAGAAGGTTGCCCTATTTGCCG